CCTGATTCGTATTCCAAAGAAATTGGAGCGAATAAAGGAGCTCGGAACGTTAGAATGCCAAACGAAATTACTTTCGAAGGCGTTAACATTCCTGTATATTATAATCCTAAAGGGAGACCCTGGATTGTTCTTACTTATTCAGTAGGACAACCAATGGGAGCCCTTTCCTCTTTTGCCATGTTAGCAGTAACTCATCATTTTATAGTCCAATTGGCCTATAGACGAGCGTATGCTGTACCATTAAATTTACACTTCAACTTTGATACGTGGTATACAGGTTACGAGTGCACCGGAGATGATATTATCCTCTTCGATGCATTGGTGGCTAAAGAATATCTTACTTTGTTAGATATTTTTGGCCTACCTGTTAATACTACTAAATCTGTTGTTGCCTCTACGGCAGCAACGGAGTATCTTAAAGTAACATCAGTAGAGGGACGACATGTTGCAGCCTTATCATGGGCTATGTTCATGTCCGGAAATTCCCTTATGGGGAGAGTTAACATTCTGTACTCACTTCTTACAAGAGGAGTGGTTACTGAGCGTATAATTCCATACATTGAAAAATGTACTCGATTATCTCTCTATAAAGCTGGAAATAGAATTCCAGTACTACTTGCACTTTGGACAATGCTCTCAAACACCGGTAAAATTACCGTTGATGAGGCTCTCAGAAGTTTAGTATCCGACAAAGGACGAGTTTTCAAAATGGCGAGAGCCATCTTGCTAAACGCGGACCATAATTGGATTGCTAAACGACTTCCAGCTATTTTGACAGATAGGGTCGTAAACGTCCCATCTTCAAAATTGGCATTGAAAAAATGAGCAGTGGAACTTCCTTGGTTTAGAATAACCCTATGGAAACCGGTAGCGGTTTTTGTGGCAAAAACTGATCCATCACTGGATGCTGCAAACTTGTGTCAACAAATTTTGGAACACATTAATCTTCATGAGAAATGTGGTGCAACTATTGATCAAATTTGTACTCTTGAGTTGGACTATGGTAATTTCTACACTGATGGTGCTCCTGATCATTTAAAAATGTCAGGATTACCCAATGTATTGATTAACGATGCCCGAGTATTCTATAGCACCCTGTATAACATCTTCCTAGAGAAATTTACCGATCTGTCTGAAGAAGTTTCTTCAGCAGATCCGCAATTGGACTCCGATGCAGCTATTTTAGCAAAATTAAATGATAAAATAGCGCTATATTCTGAGCTTAAGGAGCTAG